ACGCCATTGAGTATGTCTTGCAAGCGGTATACGACTGTAAGATAGATCGCCTAATAATCAACATAGCTCCAGGTTATACCAAGACAGAGCAGGCGGTTCTCAACTTTATAAGTCGGGGTATCGCATTAAACCCTAGATCCAAGTATATTCATACCTCTTACTCCGGGGACTTGGCACAAGAGAACTCATCTAAGATAAAGCAGACTATACAGACTCCTGAGTTTCAAGAGTTATGGCCTATGCAAACTCGTACTGACACTAAAGGTAAGAAGCGCTGGTTCACTGAGTTAGGCGGCGGTATGATGGCAACCGCCAGCGGAGGTCAGATTACCGGGTTCCGTGCAGGGCGAATGGAATCTGGCTTTACAGGTGCTTTTATAAACGATGATCCAGTCAAGCCTGACGATGCCTACAGTAACGTAAAGCGTAATGCTATTAACAACCGCTTCAATAACACAATGCGGTCGCGCTTGGCAGTAGAGACCGTACCTATGATCAACATCATGCAGCGTATACACGAAGATGACCTCAGCGGGTTCCTGCTAAAAGGCGGTTCGGGTGACAAATGGTACCACCTCGTTATTCCTACTTTCCTCTCTGAGGAGGCGCTTAATAAGCCTTACCCTAAAGACTATACCCACGGTATCCCCATAAGCCTAAACGGTATTCTGGCGGCTCTCAACGGCGGCAAGCCTTATGCTTTTTAGCAGAGACGACATGATAGGTATTGTGCCAACCAGCGTACCTATTGGCGGTATGCTTTGGCCGTTTAAACATACTCTAGAGCAATATAAAACATTAGAGTCCGGTGACCCCTACACTACCTCTAGCCAGATGCAGCAGATGCCCTCTCCCGCTGGCGGCGGTATGTTTAAAGACAAGTATTGGCGTAACTATGAGGTTGTGCCAGCCGGTATGGACATGATACGTATCTACGGCGACACAGCGCAAAAGACCAGAGAGCATAACGACTACAGCGTGTTTCAATGTTGGGGTAGAGTCCCTAATCAGGGTATTTACTTATTAGATCAAATAAGGGGTAAATGGGAAGCACCAGAGCTAGAGTCAAAGCTGGTTGAGTTCTGGAATAAGTGGAAGCCTACTTTGTACAAGCCTCTAGGAGCAAACCTAGTTAAGATAGAGGACAAGAGCTCTGGGTCTTCTCTTATACAGTCTATCAAGAAGAACTATATGATACCCATAGAGCCTATTCAACGTAATACAGACAAAGTCTTGAGAGCAATGGGTGTCGTGAAGTACTTTGCCAGCGGTTATATATTCTTACCTCTTGATGTGGACTGGATCAACGATTATAAAGAGGAGTTCCGTAAGTTTACTCCGCTCATGACACATAAGCACGACGATCAAATAGATCCCACAATGGATGCCGTTGAGGACTTAATTGTCTTTGAGGATATGTTGTATAGTTCTAACGCAATCGGTTCATGAGAGTTTAACAGTAAAAGATCAATGCAAATTACACAAGGTTACATTTGTTATATAACTTATAGTTGGGTAATGCACAAAGGAAAATTTACTTAAAATTTTACACACATTAAAAGCCAATACGTTTCAATGTAACAAATGTAACTTTAACTAAATTAGGAGAATACAGTGGATAAAAATACCTTTGAGGAGGCGCATATAATGGACTCCGAACAAACAGCGTTAAAAGACAGTCTAGAGAACCTAGTAGCTGAGCTTGGTACTAACCAAGACAAACGTTCTCACTCTACTTTTGTTAATACCAAACGACTCTCAGCAGATGGTAATCAAGTTGAGTTAAACGCCCTTTACCGTACAGACTGGTTAGCCGGTAAAGTTGTAGACATTATCCCAGATGATATGACGCGGGAATGGCGCTATTATAACGGTGATATAGAACCTGAAACTATCGCTAGGTTAGTAGAGGAAGAGGAACGTGTTGGCTTGGCTGAGGCTTTTAATCAAGCTCATAAATGGGCACGACTTTACGGAACTGCTTTTATTGTAATTAACGTTGACGACGGTCAACCTGTAGACCAGCCGCTTAATATTAACCGGGTTAGGAAAGGGGGTCTAAAACATATTAAGGTTGTTGACCGTCACCGTATTGACCGGGCTGACCTGCAACCGATTGAGAACCCGCTGGATCCCAATTACGGTATGCCAAGCTATTACCGCTTTGTTAATACTAACGTGAAGATTCATCATAGCCGTGTAATAAGGTTTGATGCAGTTAAGTTGCCGTTTGATGAGTTCAAGCGTAACAACTATATGTCTGATTCGGTGCTAGATCGCCTATATGAAGCCCTCACTAACTTCAATACCATTGCAGCGGGTTCTGCTAGTATGGTATATGAGAGTAATATAGACGTAATGCAGGTTAAGAACCTAATGGGTTATCTGCAAACTGCTGAAGGGACATCCCTGCTGCAGAAACGGTTTACATTAGCAGGTATGATGAAAAGCTTCAACAATATGCTAGTGCTAGATATAGACGAAAAATATGAGAAGAAGCAGAACAGCTTTGCCAGCATACCAGACCTCCTCAATGCTCATGCTTTGTTCCTAGCTGGTGCTAGTGACGTACCTGCTACCCGGCTGTTAGGTAGCTCCGCAAGTGGCTTAAACGCTACCGGCGAAGGCGACATGAAAAACTACTATGACGTTATACGTTCTAAACAGGTTAACGACTACAAGCCTAAGTTGGACTTCTTTGATATTATAATGGCTAAGAGCCTTGGTATAGCTGATGACGCCGACCTGGATTATAAATTTAACTCGTTGTTCCAGATGACGCCTAAAGAACAAGCCGATATGGACTTTATCAATGCTCAGCGTGACCAGATATACCTGGACAAAGGTATTATCCCAGAATATACAGTGGCCAAAGAGCTGAAGCAAAACGGGACTTATACTAACTTAACTGACGAACATATTACGGAGTTAGAGGAATACGCTATACCTACTCTCCCCGAAGGAGTTGGGGGCGAGCAAGGTGAACAAGGTGAACAAGGTGAACAAGGATCCGGAGATATATCAGGATTAGCAGTAGATCCACAAGAGTCTCTAAACGGAGCTCAGGTGACAGCTATACTAGAGATAGTTAGTAGGATTAGAACAGGAGAACTTTCTAAACCTACAGCTGAAAAGATCATTGCTACTTCGTTTCCTGTTTCTAATGAAGAGGCCAAAGCTCTTATTTCTGAGGTTAAAGAAGGAGATATGAAAGGGGAGGAAGAAGAGGGTAAGCAATTACAGCCTAATAAGCCTGGACCTGATCCTACCAAAGGAGAAGAGTAAATGGCTTTAACACCTATACCCACTAAACTCGTGCTAGAAATGAATCGCAAACATAGAGGAGAGAAGAAGAAAAGAGTAGAGCCTGTTAAGACTCCCAAAGGACCGGAGGTTAAGTATCGTAAATGGTTGCAAGCTATAGCCAAACGCCTAAGAGTGGATACTAGGGATCAACTCATACCTGTGCTTAGGAGATTGCAGCCTGAGTATGTCAACGACGCCTACGCTAGGACACTAGAGCAGGTGTTTGAAAACTTACGGCGGAACTTTATAGACATAGGTCGTAATGCAGCCATAGTGAGCAACTCGTTTACTGAGGATGTTAATCAGGTTAATAAGCAGCGGTTCTATAAGGCAATGGAAAACGCAGTTGGTATTAAGCTGAGTAATGTTTTGCAGAATGAAGGCTTGGAAGATATAATGTATGCAACCACCAGAGAGAACGTGGCGCTTATAAAGACAATACCTGAGGAGTATTTCAAACAGATAGAAGGTGTCGTTTTTAGAGGTACAGTGCAGGGGCGCGATGCTACCTCAATGATTAAACAGATAACCAAGATAGGATATAGCACTGAGAAAAGAGCTAGGCTTATAGCGCGTGACCAAACATCTAAATTAAACTCAGCCTTAAACCAGCAACGATCACAGAATCTAGGAGTTGAGGAATATGTTTGGCGTACAGCAGGTGACGAAAGAGTAAGAGATAGTCATAAAAGTAAGAACGGTAAAACATTCCGATGGGATGATCCACCAAAAGACACAGGACATCCTGGACAGGACATTCAGTGCTTCCCAGGAAACACTGAAGTTAGATTACTAGGAGATGTAAGAAAACTCTTCCGTAGAAGGTACACTGGTGAATTTTCCTTTTTCGTCACGGAGAATAACATAACTCTCAGATCTACACCTAACCATCTTCATCTTACTAGCCGAGGCTGGGTAGGTGCAAAGGACATTAAGGTCGGAGATTATGTTGTCGATGTTGGCGACCATAGCTTTAACAGTGTCGAAACTTACGGTCATAATGTTATAACTTTTGAGGATATCTTCAGAGCGATCAATATACTTGGCTTGGGTGTATCTGATTTGGGATCCAAGGTTCAGTTCCACGGCGACGGTACTGTTGACCATAATGTCGATATTATAAATTTCGAAAGCGAACTGTGGGATACATTGGAAACCTCTGTCGCGGAGAAGATTAATAAGCTTATGTTCTCCTGGGCCGAGTCTCGTGTTTCTAGCCTCGTTGGTCTTAGCGATTTTGATCTTATGAGATCTAGTCTTTTCAACTCCTCGGCAGGCTTCATTAGCATTGTTGGTGAGCTTCTTTCTGTCTTCGAAAGAGAGATGTTCCATGCGGTTGAGCATAACCTCGCTATTAGTTCTAATAGTAACCCCGTTATTAATAAGAGTAGATTTAATAGTTCTTCTTTCGGCTCCTGTGATCTTAGAGAGGTTATCAATTGTATTCCCGCTAACGTAGCTGTTGACGACAAACTCCACATCGAGTTTCTTCGCATTGTGGGCAGGGCGATAATGTCTTGGTATAGTATACCCAGTGCTCTTGAGCTTACGGCCAAGGATATCGGGAGTGACCCCGAGCTTGTTAGCTGCCTCCTTAAGAAGAAGCCCGGAGTTAATGAGCTCTTTAGCAAGGTTGAGGAGGTCGGTAGTGTACGGTACTCGGGACATATTTATAACCTCGAAACAGAAAATAACTGGTATATAGCCAGCAACATAGTAACGCACAACTGTAGATGTGTCGCTCAAGCCATTATAAAGGTATAAGGTATTATGAGTAAAGGTGTTTATTTTGATTAGAATATGAACTATTATAGTCTAAACCCAGAAGGCGGTAACAGATGTTTCTCAAAGACAGACTGGATATAAACTCAGAACGTAAGTATACCGATGAGGGATTTCTTGTTGTACCAGCAAGGATATCTCGCATGGGTATACAGGAGTATCTAGCTATTGAGATGGGTGCTGAAGACCGCAATCCCGATGATGTTATTAGGGTATATCGGCCTGAGGAAGAAGTGTTCTCAGACTTGTCCCTTAGCTCCTTTAGTAATAAGCCCGTAACAAACAATCATCCTCCTGTACTTGTTAACGCCAGTAACGCAAAAGAATATTCAGTTGGTCATGCTGGACCCACTGTTACGCGTGATGGCTGCTTTGCAAAATCAGACCTGTTTATTATTGACGCTAACTCTATAGCAGATATAGAAAGCGGAAAAGCAGAATTGTCCAACGGCTATACAGCGGATATAGACTGGACTCCCGGTGTTTCTCCGGACGGTGAGCAATACGACGCCGTTCAGAGGAATATAAAAGGCAATCACATTGCTATTGTAGAGCGTGGTCGCGCTGGAAGAGATTGCAGAGTAGCCGACCAACTTCCTAACCTTGGAGACATAACCAAAATGGCTAAAGTAACCATTGATGGGGTTGACTACGAAGTATCTGATCAGGCGGCTCAAGCGGTTGGTAAACTGCATCACCGCCTAAAAGATGCTGAGATGTCAGCCGAAGAAATTGAGAAAGAAAAGAAAGCTAAAGAAGATGAAGCGGAAGAGGCCAAAAAAGCGGCTAGTAAAACCGAAGATTCTTTGAAAGCTAAACTTGACGATGCAACCAGTAAGGCTCCAACGGCTGATACCTTGGACAAGCTCGTTGCCGCACGTACTGAACTGGTGGATAAGGTTCGCCAGATCCTTCCTGATATTGAATGGAAAGGTAAAGACAACGACAGCCTGATGAAGGAAGTAGTTGCTGCCAAATGTGAAAACGTCCAGATGGATTCTGTTTCTGCAGATTATATCCAAGCTCGTTTTGATATCCTGGCCGAATCCGTACAAGGTGCTAACGACCTGGACAATGCTTTCCGTCAGGAAGTTAAAACCAATGACGGCAAGGTTACAGACAATCGCCCGGTTCATATTATTGCTCGCGACAAGATGCTCGAGCGGAACCGTAATCTTTGGAAAGGGAGTGCTAAATAATGGCTGCTCAAACTACTTACAGCATTCGTCAGGGCAAGGCTTACGCTGGTCTCATTTACGCTCAAGCGCCCCATGACATCGTATCTCGCGCGGTTGAAACTGCTGCTGGTATCGGTTTTGGTGTTGCGGTAACACGCGGCACAGATCCGGACAAGCAAGTTGTTCTGGCTACCAGTGCTAACTTCCTGGGTATTACCATTCGCTCGCTAGAGAAAGAAGGCGGCGATGCTGGTGCTATCCGTTGGAATGTAAAAGAAACAGCCGGTATCATGCGAGTAGGTTACATCTGGGCAGTTTGCCCGACTGGTTGCGTACCCGGTAACGCTGTTAATTATGCTGACGGTACTGGTATTCTGGACTCCGGCGCTGCTGGTGCCAGCGAGACTCAGCTTAACGGTGCCACTTGGGAAACAACCGCTTCAGCCGGTGAACTGGCTGTAATCCGAATTCAAACCTCAGCCGTAACCGCTGGCTCATAAGGAGCATTTAAATGAAACAATTGAAACTCCGTGACGGCTCCCTAGTACAGTTTGACGGCGCTCATTATGCCGTAGTACAGGGGCCGACCAAAACAACTCTTGACGGCGCTATCAGTCAAGCCATTAACAACGGTATCTTGGATGCTGACGGCGCTTTCTTCTTCCAGCGCCAATTGGAGCAGATCAAAGCTCGTAGCTACGATGTTCAGTACGCTGAACTTCAGGCACGTATGCTTTTTCCTGTCTCTAATGAAGGTGGTCCAGGTATCACTTCCATTACTTACCGCACATACGATCAGATTGGCGCGGCTAAGATTATCCAAGCCTACGCTGACGATTTGCCTCGTGCAGATGTTGCCGGTAAGGAAACTACCATTCCAGTACGTTCCATAGGTATCTCCTACGGCTACAACCTGGACGAGATCCAAGCTTCCCAGCTTACCGGTGCAGCCCTGGATCAACGTCGTGCAAACGCTGCTATGCGATCTGTAGAGCAGAAGGTTAACGATGTCGCGTTCTTTGGCGATGCCGCCAGCGGTTTGTTGGGTTTGTTTGATCACCCTAACATTCCTACCGGTGCTGTTGTGGACGGTGCTGCTGGTACTAAGCCATGGACAACCAAGACACCAGACGAAATCCTGTTTGATGTTAACGACTTGTTCGCAGATATCTTTGAGACTACCAAAATGGTAGAACGCGGTAACACTCTTATGTTGCCTCCTGCTCAATGGTCTTACATCAGCTCTACTCCTCGTAGTGCTAACAGTGATACAACTATCCTGATGTATTTGGTACAGAACAGCCCGTATCTAAATGCGGTAACTGATATCATCCCTGTTAACGAATGCTCGGCTTCAGAAAAT